GTCACTCTCAGGGAACCAGTCGAATGAGTTGGCGACGGCTGCCGATTTGTCTGAGGCGTCCCTTGAGGACATGACCATTCAGATCATGAACGCTGTAAACTCTAAGGGCCTGAAGATTTCGCTTCGCCCCAAGAGTCTCATCGTGCCGACCGCTCTCGTCTATGATGCGCAGCGTATCTTGCAGTCCACCCTTCAGAGTGGAACTGCGAATAACGACATCAACGCGCTCAAGAGCATGGGAGTCATTCCTGAAGTCAATGTCAATCACTACTTCACCGATTCCGACGCATGGTTCGTGCGGACAAACGCCCCGATGGGCATTTGCTGGTTCGACCGCGAGGGCATCGAGTTCAAGCAGGATTCTGACTTCGACACCGACAACGCCAAGGCGAAGGCGTACATGCGCTTCACCACCCTGTGGGGTGACTGGAGAGCGGTGTACGGGACGCCTGGAGCGTAAGCTACAAACGGCTATTCTACGGGCGGTGTTCGCCGTGCCGCCCATTTTTACTGTTGGAGGGTAAACCCTGATGGGTAATTCACGAAATAATGCTTTTGGCATCACGGAGAGCGTCGTACATGCGCCGTCTGCCAACCACCCCTACCGGCGCGGAATGGGAATGTTCTCATCTGCTGAGTGGGTAGTTTTCTTTGACGACTTCACCGGGGACGTTGCTTCTAACATTCCCGCTGGATGGGACGCCGCGATCATTGATACCGGCTGTACCGTCACGAACAACAATGGCGCTGGCGGGTCGATCCTGTTTGACTCTGACGCCGATAACGAGGGCGCGGCCATCTACCTGCCCAAGTCTGTGCAGTTGAACGGTAAAAAGTTCTTCATGGAGGCGCGGGTTCAGATGGAAGATGTTTCGGCCATGACGTTCCAGATCGGGCTGTCTGACTTAACCGCCGTCACGAACCCGGAGGACATTTGGACAACCACGACCACGGACTATATTGCCTTTGGCAACTTAGACGCGGCCACGGTTTCGCTGACCTACGACAAGAACAATGGCGGAACCGTCACAGAAACCAATACGGACGCGACTGCCGCAACCCTGTCCGACTCGACGTGGCACACGCTTGGCTTGTCGTTCAACGGTGCGACCACCCTTGGCGATGGTTGCCTCAAAGCATACGTCGATGGCAAGGAAGTGGCCTCCGCCCTTACTGAGGCGCAGGTTCCTGATGACCTTCCGCTTGCCCCGTTTATCGGGATGCTCGCGGGCCATGCGTCGACCGCAGATACGGCGCTTGTCGATTATTTCAGGTTCGCTGTCCAGCGTTGATTTTGTGCGGGGCTTCGGCCCCGCCTTTTTAAGGAGGCTCAGGTGGCTGCAACAGCAACACAGCAGGTTATCCACAATGGCCCGCGCAATCTTGTCCTGAAATACACTATTGGCGGAACCACTGGGGACGCCTCGGCAGAGCAGCTTCTTGATCTGTCCTCTGTTGACTCTAGCGTTGGGATTGGCAGGCTGCGGCTGGAGAAGGCGGCGTGGGCAATGACCGGCCTGTCTTGCAAACTATCGTGGGATGCCGCGCCGGACGTTGACCTTATCGAGATGAGCGACGGGTCTGGCGAGGTAGATTTCAGCCGGTTTGGCGGAGTGGTAAACAGCGGCGAAGATCAAACAGGCGACGTGCTGTTCACGACAACGAATTATACTGCGTCAGGAGACGGCGGGCACTTCACGCTTTGGTTCAAGAAGCGGTTGGCATCGGCCATTCTACAGGACATTTCTCCACTGGCCGGATCGGCGGCGATAGCCGGGCTGGCTCCAGAGATAAATTTACTGCTTAATCCTGGCGTCGGTGCGGCGCAACTAACCGGACTCCAGCCGGACAGAACAGAATTACCGTAACGGAGGGGCCATGGCCGCTACTGCAACGCAACAGATTATCAACGACGGTCCTCGAAACCTCGTTCTCAAGTACACTATTGCCGGGACAACCGGAGATGCCAGCGCGGCAACTCTTGTCGATGCGTCCGCATTTAACGATGCCAATGGCAACGCGCTTGGAGCTAACTCGCTGACGCTCATGGCGATTGACGCATCCTTGACCGGATGCTCCTGCCAGATCCTGTGGAACGCGACAGCCAACGTCCCTATCGTAGATATCCCATCTGATGATTCTTATACGCAGGACTTTTCGGAGTTTGGCGGAATCAAGGATAACTCGGGGACCGGCTCAAACGGCGATGTCCTGTTCACGACGACAGGGTATACTGCGGGCGGGGATGGTGGGCACATTTACCTCCAGTTCAGGAAGTCGTAATGGCGGGTAATCACTCGATATCACAGTTCGGGCGAGACGAGCCGTTCTTCTTGCAGGTGGGTCGGGGCCAGATACAAGGCCACACCCACGTCCACAAGTACGGATTTAACGGGTCGGTGGGCACTGGCGATGACACCATCTGGTTCCAGCAGGGCAGCTACACGTTGTCATCCGCAGCGGTGAAGCTGAAGATCAGCAGCAGCAGCACGGACGATGATGGATCTCCAGTGGGATCCGGCGCTCTCACGGTGACGGTCCAGGGCCTCGATGCAAACTACGACGAGGTGGAGGAAACCGTCACGATGGACGGCACCACGCCCGTCGAGACGACCCAGACGTTCCTGCGGACTCACCGGATGTTCGTGGCGACTGCGGGAACCGGCCTGACCAACGCGGGCGTTATCTACGCGGCGGACACCGGAGACGCCTACACAACGCCCGGTGTGCCCGATACGGCTACTGGCATCCGCTCCACTATCGGCGCGGGCGAGGGGCAGACCCTGCAAGCGTTCTACACGGTGCCTGCCGGATACACGGCGTATCTCTTACAGGTCGCGGCGGGGTCGGTGAACGGCACCAACGCCACGACGATTACGCTGAGAACAAGGGCGGAGGGCGGCGCGTTCAGGACTAAGGACAAGTTCATCGTGTTCAAGGACATGATTACAGTTGGCTACCCGGTCCCCGTTGCCATCGCTGAAAAGACCGACATAGAGATGAAGGGCGATGCCGCCGCATCGACGACAGACGTGGCTGCGAACTTTGATCTGATACTCGTGGAGAACTAATGGCTACTTCAGGCTCCAAGAACTTTGCGATCACTCGCTCAGACATCATCAATGCTGCGCTGCGCAAGCTAGGCGTCTACGACCAGCAGGAGGCTCCGTCCTCGGCTGACACGCAGAACGCCGCGCTCCAGTTAAACATGATGGTAAAAGAGTGGACTGCGCGGGGCATCGACAACTGGCTCCGGCAGGAGGTCACACTATTCCTACAGCCTGACACCCAGAGCTATTCGCTAGGCACCGCCAACGCAACCACATCCTACGTGGACACCACGCTCTCATCAGCGGTTAGCGCGTCTGCTACCACGATCCCCGTTACGTCCTCGACCGGAATGACGGCTGGCGACTTCATCGGGATCAAGCAGGACAGCGACACGATCCACTGGGACACGATTGCCAGTGTTGACAGCGCGACTCAGGTCACGATCACCACGGGCATTACCTCAGCCGCCGCAAGTGGGAAGCGGGTCTACGCCTACACAACGAAGGCCGGTCGCCCGCAGAAGATTCTCACCGCCTATCGCCGGGACACCGGAAACCTCGATACCTCGATCACCATGATTGGCGAGGAGGAGTACCGCGACCAGTCGAACAAAGGCTCGTCCGGGCCTCCGGTGCAGGCTTACTACCACCCTACGCTGACGACGGGGACGCTGTACGTGTGGCCGGTCGATGGCGGGGCGTCCTGGGACAAGCTCATCTTCATCGGGCAATACCTGCCTGACGATTTCGACTCTACCTCGGACAACCCGCAGTTTCCCATTGAGTGGGGCAATGCCCTTGTATGGGGGCTGGCTGCCGAGATGAGTACAGAGTTCGGGCTAACGGAGCAGGAGCAGGCGCGGCTGTGGACGGTCGCTGAGAAGAAGCTACGGGACGTTCTGTACTACGACGTAGAGAACGCCAGTATGATTGTCTCGCTGGATTATCGGGGGCGATAATGGAGGTTCCCATTCTCGGGGGAGCATACGAGGGCCGGTCGAGCAACGTATCCCCGCAGCAGTGTATCAACCTGTTCTTTGAGAAATCAATGGACGGCGAGAGTCTTGTCGGCACCCCCGGCTCGACCGTGTTCTCAAACATCGGTGGCGGAGAGGTGCGTGGCGGGATAGAGTATTCCGGCAACGCCTACTTCGTTGTGGGCAACACGCTCTACGAGGTTAACTCGGCGGGCACGGCCACCTCTCGCGGAACGCTGAGTACATCGTCGGGGCGCGTGTCTATGGCGCACAACGGGACGCGCTCAGGGGCGAACCAGCAGATAATGATCGTGGATGGAACCAATGGCTACATCTACGACAACATAACGGATACGCTCTCCCGCATAACGGACGCGGACTTCGTGGGCGGGGAGACAGTCACCTTCATCGACGGATACTTCATGTACTCGTCCAGAGGGTCCGATAGGGTTTACTTTTCATCTTCGTATGATGGGACAGCTTATGACGGAAGTGACTTCTTCACCGCCGAGGGTAATCCTGACGACGTACAGGCCGTCATTGCCGACCGGCGAGAGATATTCCTGTTCGGAGAAAAGACCCTTGAGGTCTGGTACAACTCCGGCGATACCGATTTCACTTTCCAGCGATTCCAAGGTGGTTTTGCGCAGACTGGATGCGCTGCGTCTTTTTCGCCAGCGCTGATTGATAACAACGTCTACTGGCTGACGCGCAACGAGCGCGGCGAGGGGTTGGTGGCGATGATGGGGCAGGGCTACCAGCCGCAGATCATCTCATCGCCGGAGGTGGCCTACCAGATATCAACCTACTCCAGAATCGACGACGCCTTCGCCTACACGTATCAGGACGAGGGCCATGAGTTCTACGTGCTGACTTTCCCGACCGCAGAGCGGACGTGGGTGTACGATGCCTCGGTGAAGGTGTGGCACCAGAGGGCGCACGTCATTGATGGCGAGTTCCCTCACCGGGAGCGATACAATTGCCATGTCCACGCTTTCGGCAAACATCTGGTAGGAGACTACCAGAACGGCATCATATACGAGCTTAAGACCTCCGTAGGGACGATTAACGGCACAAGG